TTTCGAGGGTGCAATCGTCAAGCTCGACGTAACTCCTGCCTAAGCAGTAGCAAAATGCCAGCAGTGACGTTGGAAGAGTTCCAGGCATACGTTGGAACCGATGAGACAGGCGACTTTATTGAGTCATGCCTAGACGCCGGTAACGCGCATGTTGGACGCTTTATTGGAACGGTCGATACCGTCCCTAATGAGATCCACCGCCAAGCAATTTTGCTTTGCGCGTCGGAACTCTTCCACCGTCGCTCTGCACCTATGGGTATCGCACAATTCGCCACTAACGAGGGAGCCCCGGCTCGTATCGCTCGTGACCCGATGATCGCGGTCTACCCGTTGCTCATGCCATACACGGGGTTCGGCGTATGAGCGAGATTACGGCAGCAAAGGCAGAACTCAAGCTCGACCTAACGGCCGCAGGGCTCAAGGTCATGGAATACGTTCCAGAGCGTATTGTTCCGCCAATTGTTATCGTGACCGCTGATACTCCCTACGTGTTGGGTGCGTCACTAGACCGCGAATACGACCTCCAACTTCAGTTGGTAGCCGTAGCCGCGACCGCAACCAACAAGAACGCCACAGAGGCTCTAGACGGCCTTATTGAGGCAATTCTGAACGCCCTACCTGCCTACACGGCATTCAAGAGCGTCGGCCAGCCATACGCACTCCAAGCGAACAACGCCGAGTACCTGGCTGCGAACCTATCCATCAACCTACAGATCACAATTTAGGAGGCCGCCAAATGGCAGCATCGACTCGCATTACTGCGCGTAACATCATCTTCAAGATTGGCACGACTGACTACGCTTGCGACGCAAACAAGGTCGAGCTCACCCTGGGCGACGCTCCTGGTGACGTTCAGACTTTCTGCGAACAGCGCACCGGCGGCCAGTGGACTCTGAACCTCGAGGGTATTACCTCGGGCGAGGACTCATCGCTCTACCGTCTGCTCTGGACGAACTTCGGCACGACTGCCGCGTTCACCGTCGCACCAAACGGCAACAGCACCGAGAGCGCAGACCAGCCTCTCTACAAGGGAACCGTCAAGTTCGACCAGCTGCCACCTCTGGCTCTGAACTCGAACGAGGTCACCAAGTTCTCAATCTCGCTAACCGTAGACAACTCGACTCACAACCCTGCTTCGGGTATCTACTACGGCGTAACCTTAGACGCCTCGGCCTAAATGGCTGAACCCGCTGGGATCAAGGTCGCCGGCCTCCGCAAAGCGATAAAGGCTCTGCAGGAGGTTGGCGTACCTGCCGACGAAATCAAGTTGGCTAACCAGCAGGCGGGCGAGTTAGTTCTCGCCGCAGCGAGGCCACTCGTCCCGGTTCGCTCTGGCCGTCTACTAGACACTCTGCGTATCGGTCGCGCATTGAACAAGGTAACGGTTAGTGCAGGCCGGGCGAGTGTCCCGTACGCTAACCCTATTCACTGGGGTTGGTTCAAGCGCAACATCAAGCCGCAACCATTCTTTGTAAAGGCTCTCGGCTACACTCGCGAAGAGGTTTACCAGAACTATTTCCGGTCTATCGACTCGCTAATCGCAAAACAAGACACCAAAGGAATACCAACGGAATGAACGTAATTGAAACCCTAACCATGGCAGAGATCGAGGAACTCTCGCAGCTCACCGGAACCGACTTTGTGCAAATCCTTGAAAAGGGACTTAAGCCTGGCCGCCCTATGGCCGCCCTTGCTTGGGTTGTTGCAAAGCGCACCAACGCCAACGCCAAGATCGACGAGTTCATGGCCATGACCCTCATGGAAATGGCTAAGTGGCTCGAGGGTGCGGCTACAGACCCAAAAGCCTAAGTTACCTCGAGGTAATGGCGCGGTTCTGTATTCGTTTCGGTTACACACCAGAGCAGTTCCGTGGTTTTACACTTGAGGAAGTGGCCGCGTTTATGAGAGAGGTAACCGATGAGTCTGGTCCTTAACGTTGAGATCCTGGGCGAGTTCCGCAAACTCACTACGGCTACTCAAGGCGCACAAGGTCAACTCCAAGGCCTGAACAACAAAATCTCGGGCTTTGCTAAATCGGCTAGCCGCGCGTTTGCCTCTATCGGTCTCGGCCTCTCCTTTGCGGTTATTGCTCGTGAACTTACCGAGGCAACCAAGGCCGCCATTGACGACCGCAAGAGCCAAGAGTTGCTGGCTACGGCCATGCTCAATACTGGCAAGGCTACCGACGCTAGCGTCAAGGCAGCCGAGGCGTACATCTCGCAAATGCAGACTTCGGCGGCCGTCGCAGATGACGAGCTGCGCCCCGCATACCAAAAGTTGTTTATCGCTACTGGCGACGTAACGCAATCTAACAAGTTGCTCCAGATTGCTTTGGACGCGTCTGCGGGTACTGGTAAGAGCCTCGACGCGGTTAGCCAGGCTATGGCCAAGAGCCTCGCAGGTTCGGATACTGCACTGATCAAGCTGATACCGTCGCTGAAGAACTCGAAGACGCCAATCGACGATCTTGCTAAAGCGTTTGAGGGAGCCTCGGAAAAGGCCGCGAACCTCGACCCGTACCAGCGCATGCAGGTTATGTGGAGCGACATGCAAGAGAAGATTGGTACGGCTTTGCTGCCTGTACTGGACAAACTCTCGACTTGGTTAGCCTCACCTAAAGGCGAGGAAACAATTCAAAAGGTAACGGACGCGGTTACTGACATGCTCGACTGGTTGACTGCTACCGCTACTTGGACGGCCGAGAATGGCGACTGGCTAGTCCCACTCGTTACTGGTATCGCCTCGGTTGCTGCCGCTTGGAAGGCCGTCACGGTTGCCGTGAACGCTACTAAGGCCGCTATTGCTTTGGCTACGGCCGCGCAGGTTGCATTCAACGCCATTGCCGGTGGAACTGGAGTTGGAGTTGGTGGCAAGGGCAAAACAACCATTCCAACGACTAACAAGGCCGGCTCCCTAGTATCAAAGGCGATTGGTATTCCAGTAATCGGAACCGTAGCGGCTATTCTGGCGACTCCTGGCTCGACGCAGTTGTATGGCAAAGACCCGAGCGGCACGATCGTGCGCGACTCGTCGGGCAAAGCAATCGCTATCCGCAACCCAGACGGCTCTTACTCGTCGGCCACAGACTTCGCCAGCTCGGGCTCACCGCTCAAGCCGGGCGTCACCAATAACATCGTGATCAACAACAACACTGGCACGGTGACTGGCTCGGACATTACCGGAATGCTAAACAAGTTCGCTAACAACACAGGCACCCAGTAATGAGTATTGCTAACTTCGACATTGCCCAAAACCTCAAGGTCGAGCTTTATCTACCTAACGAGGCAGACAACCTTTTTATTGTCGGCGTATCCGAACTTGGTGGCAACGACTTATTAGCCGCAAATACGTACTTCATCGTCGGCTATTCGCTCCTCGGAGGCGACGACGTACTCGGTGACACTAACGCCTATGCCTTTTCTTGGCAATCCGTCGAGGCCGAAGTTAGCAAACTAGACATTCAAATCGGCGGCAGCCAGAACGCCGCTATCCAATACACGGCAGAACCGTCGCAGTGTGGCTTTGAAATGCAATCGTGGACGTTTGACCCTAACAATAACTCGGCCGTCCGTAACGGCACTCAATTCCGTGTACGTCTAGTTGCTACTGGCGTAGACCAGGTTCTTTTCACTGGCTACATCGACAGCATGAACGTAAAGTATCGCCCAGACGCCCCTAACCTGATCTCGGGCACCGCTTACGACGGCTACAAGCGTTTCGCTAACACTCGTTTTACTTACGACTACACAGGCACTACTAAGACCGCCAGCGCGCTCCTGACGGCTCTAGCGGCTAACGCGGGCGTCTCGGTTAGCAGCTCTAACGATCCAGGCGTAATCCCTATGTTCGGTAAAGCCGAAACGGCACAAACGACCGGTAACGTCATCAAGGAAATGCTGGACACGCAGCTCGGCCTCCTTTGGCTCAATCCGCAGGACGGCAAAATCGAATACCGCGACCGCACGACCGCTATCGGTACACCGACTTACTCGGTAGGTAACAATCACGGCGACGCCGATCACTGGTGCATGAGCGGCCTGACCGTGAACCAGAACCCAGACGACCTTGTAAACAGTATTCGCGCCACTATGACCAGCGACGACACTAAGAGCCTGCTCCGCGAGAACCCGGACTCAATCCAGTTGTACGGCATTCTCTCGCAGAACGCTACCGTCAACGTCGCTACCGAGTCCGACCTCGATACTTGGCTCGACATCGCTTTCATTGAACGCCCTAAGCAACTCGTAAAGGACGTTACTACGCCCGCCATTGACCGCCTCGGAACTCTCACGGACGCGGCAACCACGACCCCCGGGACTCCAATCTCGGTGAAGTACCAAACCAGCAACATTGACATTGACCAGACGTACCAGGTGACACGTGTCAAACATTCCATTGACCCTAACCAGTGGTCAACTACTCTAGAACTATGGAGGGCTAGCTAATGGCTTACAAAACTTTTGTGAATGGTTACGCGCTTACCGCGTCGGAACTAAACGCGTATCTTATGAACCAGTCGGTTATGGTATTTGCCGACTCGTCTGCACGTTCAAGCGCGATCACTTCGCCGACCGAGGGTATGCTCTCGTACCTGACCGGAACTAACGCGTTCGAGTATTACGACGGTTCGGCTTGGACTACTCTCGTACCTGCGCAGGCGCAGACTATTAGCGACAAGAGCGCAAACTACTCGATCCTGGCTGCAGACGCCTACAAGCTGATCCGCTCAACGAACTCAGCAATCACAATCACTCTGGACAACGTTCTTACCGTCGGCCAGCGTATCGACTTCTACCAGGCAGGCACCGGCCAGGTTACCTTTGCAGCAGGCTCGGGCGTGACCCTACAGAGCAAGAGCAGCAACGTGAAGACGGCCGCCCAGTATTCGGCTGCCACGGTTATTTGCGTGGCGTCTGGCGTTTACGCCCTCATCGGTGATCTAGGAGCCTAAACATGTTGCCAATCGGTATCCTGGCCTCCAGTGGAGGGAGTGCAAGCGCATACGAGCTGATATCTACCAGCCTCGTTTCCAGCGATACTACAAGCGTTACCTTTGGCTCGATACCGGCCACATACAAGCATTTGGAAATCCGCATGACCTCGCGGACTAACGAGGGCGGAGCAACCTACAGCGACTCCGGCCTTATGGAGTTCAACAGCGATACGACTAATGGCAATTATGCTGGCCACTACATTGCAGGCAACGGCTCTGGCGTCAACAACAGCGCGACCTCATTCAAAATTGGTACGCTGCGGACGCTAGCAACTTCGCTCAATACTGGCTCTGCCTTTGCCGCGCACATAATTGAAATTCCAGATTATGCGGCTACCACTAAAAACAAGGTGGCGCGAGTCCTATCCGGTCAGTTGAACACAACCTACGGCGCGTACGGAATTGCGCTAACGTCTTTGCTCTGGATCAACACTTCGGCCATTACCA